ATGAATTAAATTATTTAACAGAATTATATGATAAAGGAATCCCAAAAGTATCAGATGCCGATTGGGATGAAATGTATTTTGCCTTAAAAGAAGAAGAAGAAAAAACAGGAGTTATCTATCCTAATTCTCCTACTCAAAAAATTCATTATAAAATTGTTTCTCAATTAAATAAAGTTGAACATAATCATTCTATGTTATCTCTTGATAAAACAAAAGATATTAATGACATTATTAAATTTTTTCATGGTCAAGAATTTATTTGTATGTTCAAAATGGACGGTTTAACTGTATCATTAACATATGAAGATGGTAGGCTTATAAGGGCAGAAACGAGAGGTGATGGACATATTGGAGAGGATGTTACTCACAATGCAAAAGTAGTTGAGAATATTCCTCAGACTATTCCTAATAAAAATAAAATTATTATAGATGGAGAAATTATTTGTCGTAAAGATAATTTTGAAGAATTTAAAGAAGAATATAAAAATCCTCGTAATTTTGCAGCCGGTAGTATTAGACTTTTATCTGCTGAAGAATGTGCTAAAAGAAAACTAAGTTTTATTGCATGGGATTTAATTAACAGCCCTCTTAATATGGTTGAAAGAATTGAAACATTAATTAATTTAGGTTTTACAACTGTCCCTTATTTATGTGGTTTTGATGTAAAATGGGCATTTAATTATATGGAAGATACAGATTCGGATGATTTAAATAATTTTGTTTATGACCATGATGTATATCCTACTGATGGCTATGTATTTAAATTTAATGATACTGCATATGGGAATAAACAGGGGCAAACAAATCATCATTTTAAAAATGCGATTGCTTTAAAACTATATGATGAAACATATTCAACTCGTTTAAGACATATTCAATGGACAATGGGAAGAACTGGTGTCCTTACTCCAGTAGCAGTATTTGATCCTATTGATATTGATGGTTCAACAGTAGAAAAAGCATCTCTCCATAATGTTAGTATGATGAAAGAAATTTTGGGTGACTGTGCGTATCTTGGTGAGCCTTTAAAAATTTTTAAAGCAAATCAAATCATACCTCAAATTGCGGAAGCCGGCCCAAAATACAATTATGGGGAAGTAATTGCGGCAGGTGGTATATCCGCAAATGATTCTATAGAAAAATGTCCCATCTGTCATAAAGATGTAATTTACAAAAAAAGTGCCGATGGCACAATTAATGTATATTGTGAAAATCCTAATTGCGAAGGAAAACTTATCAATATTCTTAACCATTTTTTTGGGAAAAAGGGTTTAGATATAAAAGGTCTTTCTAAAGCAACTTTTGAAAAACTTATTGACTGGGGATGGGTTAATTCTATAATTGATGTTTTTTATCTTTTTAATTATGATAAAGAATGGATAAAAAAACCTGGTTTTGGAGAAAAATCTGTTTCTAAAATTTTAAACGCAATAGAAGAAGGTAGACACACTACTTTAGATGCTTTTATTTCTGCTATTGGGATTCCCTTAATTGGAAAAACTGTGGCTAAAGATTTATCTAATTATTTTAATACTTATTTAGATTTCCGTAACGCTGTTAAAGATAATAATTATAATTTTGCTATTCTAAATAATTTTGGTGAAGAAATGAATAATAGTATTAAACATTTTAATTATACAGAAGCAGATAAAATATATGAATTGTTATCTATTGAAAATTTAAAGAATGAAAAAAATGATAAATTAAAAGGAAAAAATATTGTCATTACTGGAAAATTAAAAGAATTTAAAAATAGAGATGAGTTAAAAAATATAATTGAACAATATGGCGGTAAAGTAGTTAATTCTATTTCAAATAAAACAGATATATTAATTAATAATGATATAAATAGTAATTCATCTAAAAATAAAATGGCAAAAAGTAAAAATATTCCAATTATTTCAGAAAAAGATTTTATTGAAAAATATTTTGAAAATTAAAAAAATTTTTGTTATAATTTTAATATAAAAATAAAGAAAAAAATTATTTATTTATTCATAAAAAATATTTGATTTTTAAAAAATTTTTTGATATAATAATTACAGATGATAAATAAATAATAAAATTTATCTTTAAATAAAAAATATATAATATACACATAAAAGGAGAAAATTTATTATGCTTAAAGAAAATAGTAGAATTGTTTATGATTTTGTAAAGGATCACGACGGTCAGGATTTCACTGCACAGGATATTGCAGATGCAACTGGTCTTGGAGTAAGAACTGTTAATGGTATTGTTACATCAGCTTTTCAGAGATATAAGGATGCAGATAAGAATGAAATTCCTCTTATGGTTCGAGTTCCGGCAGAAATTGAAGATCCAGCAACTGGCCTCCATAAGGCAGTCAAGTTTATTCAGTTAACAGATGCAGGTAGAGCTTTTAACCCTGACGAAAACTAATTTTAATATGGAGGTTAGGTAACTAACCTCTTTTTTAATGGAGAAAAATAATGATATTATTAATATTAAGTATTATTCTTTTATTTTGTAGTATTTTTCTTTTTTATAAGGCTCATCAAATCAAAATAAAAAAATAGAGAGATTGGGAAAGATATAAAAATCAATTAAAAAAATAGATTAATAAATTAGAAAATCAAAATGATGATCTTAGAAAAAATACTGAATTAAAAAGAAAAGAAATTAATGAAGAACTTTTAAAAGAAAAAGAAGAAAAAATAAAATAGATTGAAGAATATTTAAAAACACAAAAAGAGTTGGCTCATCAAAAAGTAAAAGAAATAACAACAGAAACTTAGAATGAAATTTCTCAATAGAAAAAAGAATTTTATATTTATAAAGAACAGTATGAAAAGAAAAAACAATAGATTCAATAGGAATTAAATAAATTAAAATCTTCCTTAGATGCGGGGTTAGAGGCACGCCGTAGGGAACAGGAAGAAAATGAAAAAATTAATTTTTATAAATTATCAATTAACAAAAATGATTTAATGGATGTTGAGCAATTAGAAAAATTAAAATCGTCATTTAATAAACCTGTTGTTTTAAGTAAACTTATTTGGACTCAATATTTTCAAAAACAAATGACAGAATTATGTGACAGAGTTTTTGGCAAACAATCAGTTTGTGGAATTTATAAAATTACTAATTTAATTACTAAACAAGTATATATTGGACAAAGCATAAATATACAAGATCGAATGAAACAACATTGTAAATGTGGGTTAGGTATTGACGCTTCTTCTACTAATAAATTATATAATTCTATGCAAAAAGATAAAGTATGGAATTTTAGTTTTGAATTATTAGAAGAATGTCCACGTGAACAATTAAATGAAAAAGAAGCTTTTTGGATTAATATGTATAGTAGTAATATTTATGGATTAAATAGTGTGAAAGGAATAAAAATATGATTAAAGTATTTACTTTAAATAAAAATGGTAAAATTGAAATAACAAAAGAAGAATTAGAACAGCTTTTAAATGAAAGTTATTATGATGGTTTTAGTAAAAATTTATATGGTTCATGGACATATACATCTCCATCTATTTCCAATTATCCTTTAAAATATGGAAACATTACCGTATCAACAACAGATAATAAAAAAACAACTTTAGGAGAATAATTATGAAATTTGAAAATACAAATGTATCTAATTTTGAAAGCGCTTTTAAGGGGATGAGAAATCCCAAAAATAGTTGGCATAAAAGAGATAGTTATTTTGGTTTAATTAACACAGATTATTCAGAGTGGGATTATGAAATTGCATTTAAATGGATAAAAAAATATCATCCAGAAATGATAGATGAATCTGATTGTCTTTTACCAAAAGGAGATGATCTTTTAGATGAATATGATCAAAAATTAATTAATAATGGAATTTTAAAAATAGATATGGATTATTCTTCTGCTGCAGATGTTGCTTTTATTGGCCCAAATGATATGAAATTAGCTCAAACGCTTATTAAAGCAGGGCCAGAACATCGCAAATTTTTAAGACAAATTTTTGTTTCTGTTGATATCACTGCTCCAATCTATTGGTGGAAAGAAGCAGATACATATAAAGTAGCTACTGTAGCAAATAGTACATCTACAATGCATAAATTAACAAGTAAACCTATTACTCTTGATTGTTTTGAAGTTGATGACTTAAATTCTGAATTAGAATATTATCAGGGCAATACAATAGAAATGCTATCTGATGTAATTATTGAACAACTTGAATTTCTTCGTCAAAAATATATTAAAACAAAGGATAAAAAATATTGGAAAGAGCTTGTGCGGTGGCTTCCTGAAGGATGGCTTCAAACTAGAACATGGACTGCAAATTACGAAACGATTAGAGCCATGTGTTCTCCTGGTCAGCGTCGCAACCATAAATTAAATGAATGGTCTGGACTAGATGACAATTCTAAAGAGACATTTATTAAATGGGCTAGACAGCTTCCTTATGCTCAATATTTAATTTTTGATGATGAAAACATTCCTTTTCAAATTGAAAAATAAAAAAATAAATGATATAATAAATATATAAATTAAAGAAGTATAAAAAGGAAAAATAAAAATGACAAAAAAAGAAACATTTATTAAAATTATTCAAACAGAAATTTTTGATAATCCAACTATTTATACTGAAAATTATCCAGAAGAAGATTGGAATAAAGCTTTGGAATTTTTTGAAGAGTTAAAAAATAATAAAGTAAAAAATTCAAAAGAAATGACAGAGAATGGAAGAAAATCTCTTATTTGGATGCAGGAAAATTTAGAATCAATGAATAATATTTTCACTGCAAAAGAAATTGCAGAAGGTCTTTTTACTTCTGGAAGATCTATTTCTGGTTCAATGCGAAAATTAATAAATGATGGTTATGCAGAAAAAATAGGAGCAAATCCGGTTCAGTACGCTCTTACAGAAAAAGGTATAAATTATAAATTTGATAATTAAAAAAATTTTTGATATAATATTATTATAAAAACAAGGAGAAAAAAATATATATGAAAAAGAATTTATTTAATGAAGAAAGAATTGAAGGATATGTTTATAGTATTGAATCAAATAATGAATGGAATAGTCTTTCAGTGAGAAAAACCGGGCCAAATTCAAAAAACCCAGGAGAGGAATATATTTCTGGTGAATTGAACGTTGCAGTAGATGAAGATGGTTTAAATGTAATTACAATTCATTATACTTATGTAACCCCAGTTTATAAAAAGAGTGGAAGAGTAAATAACACTTTTACAACACTTAAAAAGATTATTGATAACCCAGATAGAACATGGATTCAGGGAGGAAAGGAAAACGCTTTTAAAGTAAGTTGCACAGGAGTTAGTATTGCAATTAATGATTTTATTGCAGGAGATGGCTCAAAAGTTGCGGCAATAAGGAATGAGGGCGGTTTTGTTTCTCTTATTAATGAATTTTCTGAAGAAAGAAATAAATTTACAACAGATATTCTTATTACAAAAGTAACTCATATTGATGCAGACCCAGAAAAAAATATTACAAATGATTATACTTCTGTAAGTGGTTATGTTTTTGGTTATGGGCCAGTAATTCTTCCTGTTTCTTTTACAGTAAGAAATGAAGGCGGGATGTCTTTCTTTGAGGATTTGGACGCTTCAGGTTCTAATCCTGTATTTACAAAAGTTTGGGGTAAAATTAATTGTATGACAATTAAAATGACAAGAACTGAAGAATCTGCATTTGGAGAGGCGGCAGTTCAGACATATGAAAGAAAAAGTCGAGAATATGTAATTACAGGTACATCAAAAGTTCCTTATGATTTTGGAGAAGAAGATGTTCTTACAATTGAAGAAGTAAATAAAATGATTCAGGATAGACAGGTTAAACTTGCAGAAATTGAAGAAAGACATGAAAAGAGAAATAATGAAAAAGCTTCTTCTAATTCTACTCCTATGCAGGAAATTCCAGTTGGAGATTTTAAGTTTTAATAAATAAGAGGATTATTTCCTCTTATTTATTATTTTTAAGAAAGGATAATATTATTTATGGCAAATATAGATATTTTTAGTATTCAACCTCATCAAGTAAGTAGAGACTTACGTGGATATAGTGTTTTCTTTTATGG